ACCTCCGTTCTCGCTATTCTCACGCTCCTATATAGCGCATCGTTGTAATAGTGTTGTTTGAGCATCGCCGCAATGTCATCAATCGATAGCCCTTGTTCAAGCCCTTGAGCAACCACCTTCTTAGCAATTGCAATTGCCCTTTTTCTTGTTGTCGTTGTAATGCTCTTAATCTTCTCGCCTGTCCGCTCCTCAACGTAACGACGCATGTAGTCGTCGAAGTAATCGCTTGACTTCTTTACCGCCCCCTTAAGATTATCAACCGTCCACTTGGCGAAGTCCCTCCCTGTCTCTACATATATGCTTTCAAGCGCTCTCTTTGTTTCGCTCTCGTTAATGTTAATTGCTTCAATTGCATCGACAACACCTTCAACAGATTGTGCGCCTTTGATTTGCTCAAGGTATTTCGCATAATCCTTTTTGAGCGCATTCAAAGCATAACGCTTTGCGCTCTTGAAGTGCTTGCGGCGGCGGTTCTCTATTTGCCTCACCGTTGCGCCTTTATGGTTATATGCCTCGTCACTCCACTTCATCGGTTGTGTCTATTTGGCTGTACTCATCAAATGAATAATCGCTCATTGGTATGTAGCCCGAGGGCAATAGCACCTCGTCCATTATCTCATCATCAATAGGCTGCTTGCCCATTGCAATACGTCTCTCATTGCCTGTTAACCACCACGCCTGTGATAGCGAAGCAACCTGCGTTGCCATGTCATCCTGTAGTTCTGCGAACGCTTGCAGGTCGTAATCAATTAGTAAGCCCTGCTCGTTCGTTTGTAAGAATCGGTTTAAGCCGTCCTTCACCTTCTCCATCAATGGCAGCACGGCGTCAGTAACCAGCCCTTTGCGTGCCTCTCGGATGTTGTTATAGGTTGAGTGTTCGGAATCTCCGAACAGTTGAGACGGCACGTTGTAAATCATACACAAGTCTCGGAGGGTTAACTTCTGCTGCTCGATAATCTGCATGTCGACAGGTGATAGCCCTACATTTGTCCACGTCATCGGCAGTCCCGAAACCATGATGTCACCCTTCCGATTATCAACAATTGCCTGCCACTTCTCCTTGATGTGCTCAGCCTGCTCTTGTGTTAATCCTTCCTTATTTGCGCTCAGTATTCCTCTTACTCCGTACTTGGCAAAGTTATCTATCTGCGTTTTATAGGCGTAATTGCTTAGCGTTGTAATGTTGCCCGCTGCGCTGATTGGCGATATACCATAGAGCCAAGAACCTTGAGCATTATAGTTCGGGTTAAAGGTCTTGATATGCAATACATCTTCGGCAGGTATTTCGCCGTCGAGAAACAGAGACAGCCTGTAACCTTTAATCGGCTTAAGGTAACTGCCGAATATTATCTCAACAAGGTGCGCAGGCATGTTATACAACCTAATAATGCTATTATCGCCCGAGCGTCGTAAGCCATACAAGTAACCGTTGCCCGTGATAAGGTAAAACGAGGCGAGCCCCTCTATAAGGTCGTTTAGGCGTTCGGCTTCGTTCGGACCTGCTAATAGACGGCTAATTTCGCTCTTGTCGTCTGGCTCGTAAGCAGCAGCCTTGTAATACATTGCAGCCTCGTAATCCTTAACCTTGTAGGCTGTCTTGAATTTCTTTTCCGCCTTATCGTCAATAACCTTGTAAACCTGCCACGGCACTCCATACATTGAGGTAGTAATTCGCCTTACAATCGAGTAAACAATATGATTGTAAAGATAGCCCTTGTCTATTGCGCTTGACTGGTTTACCACGTCAATGATAGGCGTTCCGAATGATATTTGCGAAAACAAAAGCCTTAGCAGCTCGTTAGCATCTATCTTGTTATCGTCTTTTGCCTTGCTTATCCAGCCGAATAGTTTCATTATATCGCTCCTATGCAATTACGAATTTATCGCACTTTAGATATGTGAACGCATAACGCATTGCGTCTATACAGTGGTTATATGCGTCAATCACTATCTTGCTTCTGCCGTCTAGCCACACGTAATTACGTAACTCGCTCATAAGGTTATGGCTGTTAGGGTCAACTATTATTTTGTAATCTAACATTGACAACAGCCCTGCGCTAACACTCCCTTGCCCTTTCTTAGCCGCTACTATGTTGTTGCCTCTTGCCCTTAACTCCTCAATCAACCTGGGCTCTGCGCTATCGGCAACGATTAAGTTCTGGCCTGCGTGCATTTTATTTAGCTCGTATATTTGCGACGTTGTTAAACCTTTCAGGTAATAACACTCGCAAATATATAACTTTTTTCGTTTTTTGTCAATAGCAATTCTAACAAGTGTTGTTGGGTCATTAACAAAACCATAATCCTGCCCATAGACAACCTGCAACGAATTGTCAAACTCGCCAATCTCCCAATTTTCAAAGACAACGCCCTCTATAGAGCCAATTTCGCCTTCAACAAAGACCTTTCTAAAGTTCTCGTTACGTTCCCCCGCTGTTAATAGTTCTTTGATAATTTCTTTTGACAGGTAAGGATTTTGCCGAAACGTCGAGTGAATAAACTTTGCATTGGGTCGCTTCATGTAATCCGTATGGATATAGAACTCATGCGTTGGGTTGAAATCAACGAATATCTTTTCTTTCGTCCTAATTGCCAACTGTCGGAATATCTCTTCGCTTATCGAGTTAACCTCATTAACGAACAGGATGTCCCTTGACGCCCCGTAAACCTTCTCTGGCTGGTCTATTGAAAAGAACTCAATAATGCTATTGTTGAACGTAAACGTTAGCGTTGAACGGTTGTAATCCTTGTCGTTATATTGCCCTGTTGTAATAAGGTAGTCGAGAAAGTCTCGTAACGCACCACGCTTCAGGTGCGGCAGCGTCTTGCTGACAACCGATATAACACGCTTCTTCGGCTTCTTCGCTATCATGTGTAGCAATTGCAATATGGAATACGTCTTAGATGACCTCGCCGAACCCTGATTGATAATGTAGCGATAGCCCTCAACGTACGCCCTTGCGTTCTTTTCGAATACCTCTGTCAGTTTAATCGGCTGCATCTAATTCTTCGAGCGTCTTTTTCCCTGCATCGCTAGCCACGATGATGGTTTGTTGTATCTTATCGCCGTTACTGGTGTGGTCGATATAGTTCTGTTCGAGCCTTCTTCTATCCTCATCGTCTGCGCAAATCTTAAACGCAGCGATTTGCAAGGTCGCATTATCGGACGTAATCCACTTGTTAAGCATATAATTAACAGCCTTCGAGCGGTTGCGTTTAAATGCGTCTTTTATTGTGTCTAAATCGTCTAACTTGTGATTGTAAGCAGTAGCCCTTGAGAATGACAAAGCCTCCCAGTCTATATGCGACCACCGCATCCATTTATACTTTACAATCGCCTCTATAAGTTCCTTCTCGTATTGCTTAGCCTTGTTTTTCATATTAATAACTCCTTTATTTCCTCATATTGTATTAGTCTCCCGTCTCTTTCTAATATTATATCCTCCTTCCCTAATGCTTTATATCTTTTTACTATTACATCACAATACATTGGGTCTATTTCCATCATGTAGCAGGTACGGTTTAGCTGTTCTGCAGCAATAAGAGTTGTTCCGGAACCGCCAAATACATCAAGAATAAGAGCATGCCTGCTAGAATATCGCAACAAAAGTTCTTTTAGTAATCTTACCTGCTTAGGGCATTTATGCAGCCCAACATCTGTTTGCCGCTTGTTATTTATCTCTACTAAATCACAGTTATTCTTAACATACTCGATAGCCTTGTTTACATCATGGACGAATTCTTCTTCATCCCTAACTAATAACCCCTCAACAACATCTGCCTTGTTTCTTTTGAACTTCTTAATCTTTTTGGCGTATACAAGTATCGGTTCCCAAACGCTAAATAGACTTATTTTACTCCCGCTAGTTTTATTTCGTGCTATCCAAGCTATGATGCCCAGTGGCTTTTCTATATCAAACCACATTTTCATATTCCATTGACCGATGGAAATCAATATTACAGGGGAGTATTTAACTAGTATTCCAAACCACTGCTCGCACCATTTTTTGTATTCGCCTGCCTCCTTATTATCGAGATAGTTCCAGTAATCATAACCTATGTTGTATGGGGGATCAGTAAATACCATATCCGCTTTCTGTCCGTTCATTAATTTTTCAACATCTTCTCTTTTTGTTGCATCTCCGCATAATAGTCTATGTCTTCCCAATGTCCAGAGGTCTCCTAATTTTGAAAACGCTTCTTTTGGTGTCTCTGGGATTTCGTCCTCTTCGATATCTCCTGTTGCTACACTATATTCTATCCCTTCAACCCCCCACTCCTCTAACTCCTCTGCGTCCCACTCATTGGCTAACATGTCCATATCCCATTCACCAAAGCCAACATTATCCTCGATAATAAAGCGACGCTTTTCTTCATCTGTCAACTCCGAAGCCTTCTTAACCCAGTTGTCTGGGATTTCTTTGTAGCCCAACTCCTTCAATGCCCTGTAACGCATATTCCCGCCTAATATTGTGCCGTCATCATCAATCACAATTGGGCGTAATTCCATCATCTTCGGGAATTCCTTCACCGACTGGACAAGTTTTTTAAACCTGTCATCCTTGATGAGCCTCGGGTTGGCCGAATTGATTTTTATTTGATTTAACTTTATCATTTATCTTTACTACATTTGTTTAATATTCGTTCTATATCGTTTAACATACGTAAAGGGCTTTCATTTGGTCTGTATCTTAGCAACCGCCATCCCAGAATGGTTGCCTCGTTGTACTTCTCCATGTCATTTAGGTATCCTACCCCTCTGGTATGCCTGCCCCGCACGAATGCTCCCCCCTCAATCTCAATGGCTATTTTGTGTTCGGGTATGGCGTAGTCAAAACGCCAACGCCTAACGGGATGAAACCTATACTCAGGTTCCACCCCGTAACGCTCCCGAAGCACCTCAAGGATTATATCCATT